CTTTTAACTTTTTTGCCTTTTTTCTTTGCAAAGGCTTTAGCTTTTTTCATTCCACTTTTTGTGTATGAAAACTTTTTTTTTCCTACCATTGGCATAATTTATTTCCTTATTGTTGGTATTTGTGGGGAAGTATCGCTAGACAAGATCCCCACAAATTTTGTAATTATCTTCTGATAACAAAAGTTATTTCCATTTTAGAAGCATTTGTTGAACCACCATTAGTGATACATTCAATTGTTCCATCTTCCTCTACTCTGTTAAGAGCAGTAGGTTCAGCAGTTGCTACTCTACCAGCAGAACCAGAAGCTGTATGACTTATAGCTCCACCAGTTACTGCAACACCACCTATTTCAAAAGAGATAGCTGCTGTTCCTGTAGTAGCTGCTTTGTTGTGTGTAATAATTTTAATTATTCTTCCACCATCAGGTACACATACAAATGTAGATGATGCTGTTGATACATCTGGAATTGCAGATGTAATAAAATAATCGTTAAGTGTTCTCATGTTATTTTCCTTTTTGATTGCTTCGTTCTGTCAATGACTTCAAAGACCAAACAAAATTATTGATTTAGTATTGATGGGGGATTGCTCCCCCACCAAATTAATTATTATGATGTAGTTAGATCGAATACTGCACCACTTGCTTTTTCGTTTTTAGAAACAAGTGTGTACTCAGCGATCATAGCTTTTTTCTCAGCATCACCAGTTTTTGCAAGATCCATAAGTTGGAAATCTCTTAAAAAGGCTACTGCCCACATATCAGGTTGTAGTACAAAACAATCTCTTGATCTTGAGAATCTGTTAGGTACAACTGTCATAGCTCCGAAATCACTTTCGTAAATGTCCACAGCATTAACAAGTCTTTTGTCTTCTGCTGAAGTCATTTTAGTTGAGCCACCAGTAAATCCTGATAGTTTTTGTTTGTTGAAAGAACCAAGCATAATCATTGATGGATCTCCACCCTCATCCCAACATTGTTTTACAACATTTTTTAGTTGAGCTTCAGTAAAGGCTCTTTGAGTTCCATCAGTTCTTGCTGTACCAGGTACATCTGCACTTGATACTTGACCATTAGCACCATCAGATGCTTTGTTAGTAGATGCTTGAATCCAAGAAGCAAGACCAGATAATTTTCTAGCTGTTCCTGTTGCACCAGCAGTTCCTGTTTGGTTTAAACATAGAGTAGTTTCCATATCTCTTTTAAGTTCTTTTGAACTTTTAGAAATTTGGTAAGCTAATTCATTGTTTCTACCAGCTTTATTTACTGCATCTTGAGTACCAGAAACGATCACAGCTTTTCTTGAAATCTGTGTATGGTTATTGATTCTTGCAGTTGGTGAAACAGCTCCAAAGCTAATTTCATCACCCTCTATTTGGTGATTGTTACTTGCTGCTGCTGCTAGAGCATCAGTTTGCCACTCATGTAAAACACCAGAGGCTTTTTCTTTTCCAATTGATGACATAAAAGGAGTATCTGTCGGAGAGATATTATAGATAATATCTGACAAATCTTCTCTATCACCAATGGCTTGGTACGTTTGAAACGTATTACTTACTATTGCCATAGTTATATCCTTATTGTTGAGGTTATTTGTTAGTTATCATGTCTAAAAATACATCTTGAGCAGCTTTCATACTGCCAGATTTTTTTAGACGACTAAACTTTTCTCTCCTCAATTTTAAGTTTGCCTCAGATTTGCTTTGCTTAACACCTGATGAAAAAGGTTTGCTAGGTTTAGTAATCTTTTTTGCAATATTCGGTTTTGATTTTTGCATACTTCGATACTTCATAGCATCATTAACCAACATCACTATTCTATGATCGTACACTTGAGCAACTTCTTGGTCGTTAAACCCATAATTGTTTAGTGTGCTTTTCATATTAGCTTTTAAGTTTGAAGCCTTTGATGGATCAGAAAATTCTGGCATCTTAGATACCAATTTTCTTTGTTGATCTTGTAAATAACTTTCAAACTGTTGTTTTTGTTCTGCTTGAGTTTGTTGTAAAGATTGATTTAAAGCATCTTGCTTTTTTTTCAACTTTCTTTCAAGTCTAGCAGCTTCTGTTGGATCTTCGTCATACAGTTTGTCTAAATCAGCAGAATTAATTTCTGCGTTTAGGTCTTGTTGAGCAACAGCTAATCTCTGATTTAACTCATTGAGTTTTTGAGAATAGTCTTGTCTTTGCTTTTCAGACTCAGATTGAAATTGTTTTCTCTGATGAGAAAGTTCTTCAGTCTTTTGTCTATAGTCAGCATCTCTTGAGTAACCATTTCTCAACTCATCAAGGGTAACTTCCAACTCTTGTCCATTTACTTTAACAGTATAAGATGGGGAGTCTTGTTTCTCTTGAGTTTCAATTTGTTCTTCGTCTTGAGATACATCTTCGGAAGTTTCTTCTTCAGTTTCGTCTTGCGACTCTACTTCTGTTTCTTCTTCCTTTATTTCCTGTTCCTGTGGTTGATCTTCTTCAGATTCCACTTCTTGTGGTTCAGGAGAATTCTGTTCTTTTGGTTCTTCAGCTTTAGCTTCTTGCTTTGGCTCTAATAAACCATTGATTGCTTTTTGTGCTTTTGTGATGTCAGTTTCAGCTTCCTTTAGAGGATTTGCGTAATTGTCTGCCATTGTGTTTCCTTTGTAAGTTAAGCTCCTCTGAATGAGGTTGGCTTATCCTAACCTTAGTGATTAGAATTTTTTATTCTTGATACTTTTTCTATAATCTTCTAACTGCTTGGCAGCTAGTTTTCCTGTATCAATCATTTCTAATAAATTTTGTTCTACTTTATTAACTACATTGTAAGCTAACCAAAGTTTTTCTCTTGCATCTGTTTCGATTGCACCAGTATTAAATAAACTTTCTGAATATAAAGTTCTAAGTTTATCAAAACTTTCTTTTAATAAAGGATCTTGAAATAATGCTTTAGCTTTGTTCGCTTGGGTCAATTCCTGGTTGAGCTTGTCCTGTTCGCTGTTGTCCATCTAAATTACTCACTTGTTGATCTAGTCTGTCTGATGATTGTTGTGCAGCAAGGAAAGTTTTATTTCTATTTGATGTTACTAATTTTTCTATATCAGCATCTGCTTTAATCTTAGCAGCATCAAGTTGTGTATTATATTTTAGCTCCATTTCCTTAATCTTAGTTTCAAAACCTAAAATCTTCTCAGCAGTATCTGCTTTGATCTTTTTGTTCTCTAATTCTAATTCTGCAATTTTTCGTTTTTCTTCAGATGCAATTCTAGTGAACTCAATTTTTTCAATTGGAGTTGGTGGAGGTGGAGGACTAGGTTGAACTAGCTCTTTACCCTCATCTGGATTAACAAAATAGTTTTCAACATTTTTAAGTCCAGCTTCTTCAATAATTTTAGCAAGTGAATTATAAATGTTTTTCAAAGTAACCATTGGATATTCTTTGTTACCTTGTAATTGGAAAGCCTGTAATTGTTTTTGCAAAATATTATTAAGCATAACAATTTGTTGATCTTTAGAACCAGCACCTAATCCAACATTAATTGAAATATTATATCTGTTTTTCCATTCAGTAGGACTAACTGATACAAACTTATTGTTTAATTCTACAATTCTTTCTTTGTTTTGATACTTAACTGTAAGCTCAAATATTCTTCTAAATAAATCTTTAATACCAGTTTCTGCAAACACTCTGGCAATAAGTTCCATTCTCATTTGAGATTGGTTCATTATTGTATTAACACCAGTTGCAGTTTTGTTTAACGCATCTGCATCTAATCCTTGTGAATATCTTGTAACACCAGTTCTAGTTTCTCTTACTGTGTCCAAGTATTCTAATAAAGGAAATGCTTGTTGTGAAATCGTTTGGTTTTGCATTGGCAGCATAACCTGACTTGGTGGTTGTTTAGTTCTAACAACTCCACCTGGTCTTGATGTAAGTAGGTCATCCAAGTTGACCATACCATCCATAATAGCAACCCTGTTATTATTCGTTAGATACATATTATCTAACAACTGACGCATAACAGTTGATTTAACTAATTGGACATCTTCAACTAATTCTGAAACTGATCTACCATAAAATCTATGTGGCATTGGAACAGGAGTTAGAGAACAGAATGGAATAAAATCGCAAGGCATATTTTCTAAAATTGTACTTGCTTCACTTCCAGCTACGATTACTTTTCTAAGTTCTGCAATACCATCTCCATCCATATCGCACTTAACATAGCACTCATAAATTTCTATATCCTGTGTACTCTCATCTGGAGCATCATTTAATGGACTTTCATCTATGTCAGAAAATCTTGCTAATCTCTCATCATTAAAAGTAATGTTATTTTGAGTAGGAAGATCATCTATAATATTTCTATCAAAACCCATTTGTATAAGTTCTGATCTAGTTTTTAAAACTCTGTGAGCTACAAAGTCTGCATCTTCAATGCTCTTTGCCGACCTTTGAATTAAAAATTCTTCAGGTGGTATGTTTTCTATTTTAACTTTTCCAGAGCTTGTTGTTCTTTTAATAATACAGTTATGCAGTTTAGGAGTTGGTATATCCTCCATCACTTGACCTTGTGCTTCGGCTAATAATTTTATTTCTTCTAATTGTTGTTTTGCTTTTTCATCAACAAAACTTTCTTCTTGCACAACCTCTACATCATCATTGTCTAATAATATTTTGTATTCTTGGTCGTTTAAATTTTCGTAAGTTTCTTGCTCAACCTTTTCACTCTCATCCCAATAAACTTTTACAATTCCATTCTTTTCAATTAACGCATCTTTAAACCAGTTATATAAAATACTAAAACCATTGTTATCTTTGTTAAAGATATAATTGATGTAGTTAGTTGCTTGTTCAGCAAGTGCCACATCTTCGGCTTTTACTGGTTCGCACTTTACTGTTTGATCTGATGCTGTAAAAATTTTAAGTAGGTTTGGCAAGATGGTTTCAACAGTATCAGCAACATCAGTTGATACTACTTGTGATCTGCCATCAATCTCAGTACCTAATGGTTCTCCCATGTAGTATTCTAAAGATTTCTTTCTTTGGGATGATAGGTTTCCACCCATATAACCCATAGCATTGTTTATCTCTTGACCAATAATATTTCTTAATTCAAATTCTGTTGTTTTGTCTGCCATATTAAACTATATAATTTGTTTCGACTGGTATTTCTTCATCCCAATCACTTACTTCTACACCCTCACCTATTATGCCTGTCCTAAAAGCATCAGCACAATGAGAAGCATAGTTGTGCATTGGTTTATTTCTAAAGCATTGATTTTTGTCATCCCATCTTTTTTGGTAAGCCTTTAAATTCTCAAGAGCTTTCTGACAGGTATTTTTATCAAACCAACAATTAGGAAGTGATTTTCTCACAGCTTCAATACCATCTTCGATAGATAGTTTTGGTGCTACTTCAAAAGCAATACCTAATTCCAAAGCACTCTCTAATCTTGATTTACCAAAATTACCTATCTCCCTAACTTTAATATCATGGGGAGCTATATGCTTTGAATACTCATAATCTTTTCTATTAATAACATCTACATAGTGATCTAAACCCTCACCAGCATTTTCATAATAATCTATTAATCTGATCTCTCCTTTATACCTTTGGACAAACCATATCGCTGTGGAGTCATTTAAGCCTAAATCCCACCATGTTTCAGTATCAAGGTTCTCATCATACAGATTGTCTGTAATCCTATTCTGTGACTCTAATTTTTCGATTAAAGCACCATAATATGAACCAGTTATCGCAGCTTGGAAACTGCACTCAAATTCTTGTTCGTATAAATCCTCAGACATCATTTGCTTTGCAGCATTTAATTCATCAGGATCTAAAATATTTGTATCACTAGCTTTGAATAAACCTGAGTACCAATCTTTATTCTTCTTAGCTTCTTCATACAATTGGTAGAAGTAGTTTCTACCTTTGGGTGTTCCAATGAACACACACCATCCTTTTCGGTCTGCCAAAGCTGGTCTTATAACCTCTGGAAATATAGTTGGCTTTATGCTTTGAGTTTCGTCAAAGACACAACCATCTAAAAATATACCCCTTAGAGCTTGATCGTTCTCAGCTCCAAGAATTGTAATTCTACCACCATTCGGTAGATCACATCTTAATTCTGACTCATTAAACTTAGTTCCAGGTATTTTACCAGCGAACTGTTTAATATAATCCCATGCTGTCGCCTTACCTTGTTTAAAAGTAGGAGATATAAAAGCATATCTTGGGTTTGGCAAAGGACAAGTAAGTGCTGCTTTAATCATTTGATTAATCATCATTACTGTCTTTCCAGCTCTCCTATGAAGAACCAACACACTAAATCGGTGCTTATCAATTTCTTTATGCAAAAAATTTTGCAATTCTCTTGGCTTATATGGAATGACTATCTCTGGCATTTAAAAACAAAACCCCCCTTAGTGAACAGTTACTCCTTGAGGTACATTTAATAATTGTTCAATGCCAAAATCTTCCATGATGTGATGAGAGAAATATCTACATTCTCTAAGATCGTTAAAGCCACCAAAGTGAACAACAACAGAGTTGCTGCTTTCCATGATGTAAATTACTGCTGAGTAGCCTTTTTTATCGTCATCAAAATCCATCATAAAAATCCTTGATCTAGTTGTGTGTAACTTCCCTTAATTTTAACAAGACACCAGAAACTGATTTGGTGTGTATCGCCTTTAAAAACCCCCTAAAAGCTCAGTAATTAACCAATAAAACAAATCTATTGATATTTAATCAATAGGTATTGTTGCAATTATTATATTTTAATTAGTTTTGTATTCTCTTTGTATTCTGTCTGTATTATTTCTGTTGATCTGCCTAGCATTTTGGCAAATCTGCCATTAAATCTCTATAATATCTTTGGACAACTTTGATTATATTGGTTGAATAAATCTAATCATTATCCAATTAAATCAATACTTTTATCCATTCCATTTAACAATTAATGGTGAATCTTTATCACCTGAAACTCTTAAATTATCGTTCTTTCCATACACTTTAGGAGCTAATTTCTCTGCTCTCCATTTGCTTAATGATATAAATTCTTTGATTAAATGAGTTGTACCAAGATCTGTTTTCTCTTTATATTTTGAATCTTCAACTGCACCAGAAATTAAGCTCTGACAATCAGAAATTGCGTATTCAATACCATCTTGCTTTGCTTGAGTATATTTTGCTCTCAATGATGGATATTTCTTCTCATCTAATAACCATTTTCTGAAGCACTCCCATGAAATAGAGTGATTTTTCAGACTAGCTTTTATTGAGATATTTTGAGCTAAGTCTTTCATAATAGAGTCTATTAACTCTTTACTGTATTTGCTTTTATTTGCCATAATATTTATAGTTTAGAATAATTCTAAGTTGTTTGTTAAGTGTTGCATAATTGCAACAGTATTTTAATTCTCTTTATAGTTGTTTCTTTGATATTAATTAATTTAATATGAAGTTATCATTTGATTGACAATACTACTTGCTCTGATATTAATTAACTATGATTCAAATTAAAACAAATAACAAAGGAGCAAACATGAATCAAGTTGAACAAGTTGAAATAAAAAAAGATGATGATCTTACTCAAAATGAAAAAGTAAGAGCTTTACAAAATCATTTAAATTTAAATGATGATGAAGTTAATAATATTACTTTTAATGGTGATGAGTTTCTTCATGGTGACAGAGAATATTTAATTCTTACTGATGATGAAGCAGAAGAAAAAGCAACAGATTATATTAGAGAATCTGTTTGGGCTTTTAATTCTTCTTTTTTATCTTCTCATACTGGAATTGATGAAGATGTCTTTAAATTACTTTCTGAAAAATGTGAGTCTTCAAATGATGCCATATTATCTATGATTAAAGACTTCGATCATTTTGTATCTGATGCAATTTGTTCAGATGGTAGAGGTCATTTCATATCATTTTATGATGGTGATGAGCATATAGAAGAAATTAATAATACTGAATATTTTATTTACAGAACTAATTAAAGGAGGATTAATGAATCTAAGAACTAAACCAACTTGGGAGCTTAGAGCTATAGTTAAAGCTCTGAGTCTTATCCCCTTTTTAAATACTGATGAAGACAATGAGAGATTAGAACAAGCTCAAATTGTTTTATATGAAAGAAGATTAAAAAACTCACAACCAATTAAAATGGAGGTTAAATGAAAAACTATAAACACAAATGGATTGAAACTTTAATTGTTGAAGATCAACACCATTTACTCAGAGAAAAAGATGAACAAAGTTATATTTCATATCAATGTGAAAGATTATTCTTGTTTATTAAGCATTTAATAAAAGGCAAACCAGAATTACCAAAGGAGGTTAAATGAGAATAGATAATAATATGCCAGATGAATTTTTTGATTGGTTAAATAATTGCCCTATTCAATGGCATTTAGGACAATGGGATAAAGATGTAATGAATTATAGTTTTATCGTACCAGAAGAAAGTGAGGAAGATAATGAAGAATAAAAATATAAATATTTATAATCTATTCTCTGCAACCTATAAAAAAAGAAAGATGTTCTCTTTTATGGGTTTCTCTGAATTATCACTAATGCCAAAGGTTGATAAACCAATTAGACAAGTTTCAAATGTTTATCAATTTCCAATTTTAAGAACTTACAACCAAAAAAGGAGAGTCAAATAATGAATAAAGAAAAATATAAAATTAAATATCAAGATACTATGAATAGTTATTATCTTGATGTTGAATTTAATACTGAAGATCAAGCATGGGATTATATGCAAGAAAACAATTATATAGATTGTTTTGATATTGAATACATAGAACCAAAAAAGGAGAGTAAATAATGAAATCAGACAAAGTTGTTGAAGTCGCTAAAAAACTGACTTTAGAAAATATGGAGCAATTACTTTATATTTTCAAAGATCATATTCACATTTATTTTGGATCATCAAAAAAAATGTTAATTACTGGTGAATTAAGTAAAGAAAATCCAGTTTGTTTAAATGGTGCAAGTATTCAAATTAATGCTGAATATACAGATAAAAATAATTCATTTATGAAACATTACAGAAAGTATCTTAAATGATTGAAATAATAATAATTGCAGAGATTATAATGATCTCTTTGTATTTAATTAATCAATAGGAGGAAATATGAAAACTTATAAAATAGTAGTACATAATCCAAGACAAGTAGATATGAACGATAATATACTTGATGATAAATCAAATGTTATTGAAGAATATAAAGATTTTAAAAGTCGTTCTGAAGCTAAACAATGGCTTTTAGATTATGTTGAAATTGTTGAAATGATTTAATCAATAGGAGGAAATATGAATGAAAATAATAATCTTAAATTAAATAAAATTAATTGGAAATTTAATAATCCTCATAGATCAATTTTAATGCACCATTTTAAATACTTAAAATTAGAAAATTTATCAGATTTATTAGATTTTGTTTTAAAGGGAAATTTAGATAAACCTTTTAAAAGACCATCTTTATATTCTGGTAAAGAGGGTTATGTGAGAGAGTTTAATTTTGGAAAAAAACAAAAATCTGAAATAATAAAATGTTTAAATTATTTCTTTCCAGAAAAACAAATAAATTTAAATGATGAATCTATTTGGTATAAATCTGACAACTTAATTAATTATTAAATAAGACCTAAACCTTAGTAGAAAGAAAGAGAGAGTAAAGAATATGAGGATTAGGTCTTATATGATTCAAATAAAACTTAAAAAGGTAAAATGATAAATACTATTAAGCTATATTCTACCAGATTTAGTACATTAATCTGAGAGAATGTCAAGATATAGTGTTGCAAAAATACAATAAAATGAATTTATTTTGTCTGATCGTTGAAAATATAAGAACCTACGGATATTTATATATATATGCACACTAAACTTAAATCATGTGGAGATTGCACCCTTTGTTGCAAATTACCTGAAATTAACGATCCTGAATATCATAAAAAATCATTTAGTTACTGCAAGAATTGTAATTTATCTAAAGGAAGTTGTAATATTTATGAGAATAGACCTATGACTTGTAAAACCTTTGAATGTTTTTACTTGCAAGATAAAACAGATTTAAAACCAAATGATGTTGGTTTTTTTATATTTGCAGAGCAACATATAATATTTGAACATGGAGATCAAAAAATTAGAACTATTTATTGTGAAAAAAATAGACTTAAAGATTTAATTAAAAATTTAAATAAAGATGAGAAAATGAAAGCATTAATTGATGATGGTTATGCTTTCCATATTAGATATGACCAAAATGATAAACATATAAAAATATATGATCCAAAAGCATTTGGAGAAAACTTAGTATTTATGCACAAAAATTGGTCTATTAATAAACAAAATGAAGTAGTAAATAAATTTTCACTTCAAGAAATAAGCTCTACCCTTTAAATGATACAACTTTAACAACTCATAGAGAGCATTATAGTATTTAATTCTAACTTGTTCATGACTTACTGGCATGAAAAACCTTTTTAATTGCCTAAATGACCTTTTATAAGGAAAGTTCCTTAATGAGATAATATCTCTG